GATCCAGCTAATGGTAAATGAAACAACATAGAATCAAACTCTGCTTCATACTCTTTCATTTGATCCATAATTAAATAATTCATAAAATCTTTAACACGTGTAGCTTGTTGTTCTGTTGCAGGATTTTTTGTGCCAATGATTTGTGTTCTTACTGGTCCATCACTTGGTAATAATTCTTTGTATGCTTGTGCTTGAAACTGTGTGACAGCTTCTGCCATTACAGGATGTGTTGCACCTGATGCTCCTTGAAAGGGTTCAGTTCTATTTTCGTATTTAAATCCTAAAAGATCTAAACCTTGTATATAAGATTGTTCCCATTCTTTTCTAGACGTTTTGTAGTCCATGTAGTTTTGTGTCATCTCCATGCCTATCGGCTCAAGGACATCGTCTGGTAAAAGATCTGCTAAATTGTCAAAGTGTGAGTCAGTTCCAGGGACGTTGATAGCTCCTGGTTCAAAGTCTAATGTTACACCACCATCTTCTTCTGGTATAACTTCTATTGGTCCTTTTTCTTCTTGTGGTTCCTGAACAACAACGTCTTCTGCTATCTCTTCTTCGGAAGGAATATCTAATTTAGTTCTAGTGTTCGGGAGTCCTTTGTCTATTTCTGCCATTTAATACTCCTATAAGTTTCTAACACGTTTTAATAGACCTGGCAACCCTTGTGAGTTTGGTCCTGATTCAGGTGGAATAGCGCTTGGTTTACGTATTGCAGCTATACCACCACCCATATAACCTGCTCTGCCTCCGGATGCAAAACCATACATTGTTGGGTATGGGCCCATGTAGGCTCTTACATCTGGATTTTGTAATTTTAATTCTCTAAGCCGTTTTTCATCTTCCATTGCTCTAATTTTTCCTATTGCAAGTGGATTAATATTAGATAGTCTATCAATTTCAGATAATCTATCCGCCTCAGATATATTTTTCATACCTTCAACATAATCTTTTTCTAAAAATTTACTTAATCTTGGTATTTCACCTGTTCTAAATAAATCTTGTGTAAATAAAGGAAGTTCTGCTATTGCTTTATCAGATATTATTTGTTGTTTTTGTTTTATAGCATCTGACCTTCGTGGTCCTCCAATATTAACTACATTAGCTTTTTTATAAAGATCACCATACTGTAAATTTATTTCATCTATTCTATCTATATTTTTTTCAAACGCTCTAATTTTATCAACATCAAAACCCTGTTTAGCATATCTTTTGTATCTTTCTTCAGCAGGATCTATTTTAGTTCTATCTCCCAATGCATAATTAAACACACTGTCACCAACTGCTTCTCTAAAAGTTTTACCTTGTGATATCATATCATAACCAACTAAACCTGCTTCAGTACCAACAAGAAAAGCTGTTGCTGCAGGACCAAACATACCACTTAATGAAAACATGACTCTTAATCCTCTACCTGCTTGTAATATTTTTTTAGCTAATTCTTGTTCACCTTCTTTTGCTCCACCTCTTAAAATTATTTGTTCTAATCTTTTTGATCCACATTTAACAGTTGGCGTTCCAGTTGAATAACCAATCCTGCCTCCTGATGCTTTTTTGGTGCAGAGTAATGACAACATTTTTTCTAAACTTCCATGTCTTTTTTTAATAAAATCTAGTCCTTCTGGATCTTTAGCAAGTTGAATAGCGTATTGTCTAAATCTATCTGTTTCCGTTAAAGCAGTAGATATAGGTTTACTTGTCAACACACCATTTTTTATGGAATACATATTTCCTTTTAAACCAAAATCTTTATACACATCTTTAGCTAAAGTATTTAAACTTTTTATATTAGCTTTAACATTTCTACCTTCCATAATTTCTCTTATTAAAGCATTTCTATTTGCTTCAAATCCATGAAATCCTAGCTGTGTGTTGTGTCTTCTAGTTGTTCCAATTAAATCATTAACAGCTCTTTCCATAATTTGTACATTTCCTGTCTTTGCAGCAGCAGATATTCCTTGTCCATGTTCAATAGAATATCCAAGTCCGTCTGGTAAACCTTTTAAATCAAATAACTTTTTAATTTTTTTTCCTTCTGCGGTTAAACTATTTTTTATCCAATTTTTTGGTTTATTTTTAGGATTATTTTTTTCAATTTG